AAGTGTACCACTTAGTGACAACGCCTGTCTCGGTAGTAACGCCGGTCCAGTATTCGGTTCGACCGCTGTCGGGGTTACACGTAATCTGAGAAACAGACGTATCTTCACTGGCACTATACATGACCTCATCGTCATAGTAATCAAATGCCATTCCCGTCCAGTTTTCTCCCTTAAACCATTCCTCAGCATAATAAAATGTAGTGGGACCATTGCCAACCGTGTTCTTAAAGATTGACGCCATACCCTGCACGATTGCTGTATTTTCAGTGGGGTGGAACGCAACCTGCGTCCTAGAGCCAGTGATGTATCGCTTCCACGTGGAGTTCTCTGCTCCATCGTAGTCTGCGTTATACATATAGCGGCTCGGCGTGTTTGTATCTTCGGGCGCCTCACCAAATTTCGCAAGGCCGCTGGAATCTACAGCAGCGGTTGCAAGTTCTGCTGGCCAGAAATAAAAGTTTCTAATCCTACCAGACTGATCGGGACCACTGATAATCCAAGCTGAGCCGGCTGAGCCGTTGGTTTCGCTGGGGTGGAAGAAGATACTGTACGGTTGAAAGACCTTGGTTGCACTGTACTTCTGCCAGTTGGGACCAGTCATGTCCTTAAAAGACGTTGGGTCAATGAACCGCTTCCACGTACCGGGGTCACCGTTCTCTGTTGAGCGCCATACTCCACCACCGCCGTAGTTTGCGTGAGTATCGGAGTAATCGCAATCAAGCGAAATGGCGTACACGTCTCCCGTACTAGGGTCAACCTGAACTGAAGTAAACCAGTTAGGTAGATCAGTGGGTCCGCCCTCGAGGCTCGACAGCGGCTCGCGATCTTCCGGCGGATCAGAGCTAACCCAATCAGTAGGATACCTACCGGGGTTCGACCAAGGAGCCGGAGCATTAGTGAGGTCAGTAGGATTCTCAGGGGTACCCTTACTGGCTTCAGCGCAGCTAATCCAGGTGACCTCGTCATCCGCTGCGCTGTGCGCGTTGTCGGAGTACCAGAGGCCGGTATCAGCTGCGATAAACACGCGGTGGTTCGCACCGACGCAGAGCTGGTTAGCATAGACATAATGTCGATCAAGCGTCTGTCCTGCCTTAGGGTGACCGGTTGGAGGCACCCACTGATACTCGAGGTGAGGGGACAGGTCGTTATTACCCTTAGTCCAAACGTCTCCAAAGCCGTCAATGGAGCGATAGAAAGGCCGATCGCCTTCTCCGTCACCATCAAGAGCCCAGTACATTGCATAAATGTCGTTGCCGTCCTCATCCTTAGGCCCAAGCGGGTTAGGATCGACAACGAGTGTATCCTCATTGCTGCGGTTACCGACGATGTTAGAATCGTTAGGGTTCACGCGCTTTTCGCGAAGGATCATTTCGTATGATTCTCCACGATCCGTAGACTTAAGAAGTCCACGCGGTCGATTACCGTAGTCCTTATTACCGCTGTAATCAGACATAGCCACAAACAGTAGATTCTCGTATACGGGATGCTCGAGCATTGTCTGCTCTTGCTGTCCGTACATATACTTGGACTTCATCTTAACCCAGGTCTCGCCGTTGTCCTCAGTCTTCCAAGGCACGGCACAGTCATGCACCCCATACACAACATCTTCATTGTGTACAGATCGGAACATCCAGTTAAAGTACTGCTCACCGGCACCTCCGGGAGAGGGGAACAAATTACCGGGCGTTTCCGGACCACCATGGGTAGTTACTGCACGGTCATAAGCTTCCTCGCCCTTTCGGAAAGGAATGATCTTCCACTCCGCGGCGTCGGTGCTCTCGACCATCTCACTGGCATACGTATTATCCCATACGAGATCTTCCGTAATCAAGTCATCATTGTCATCATAAGCGAAGCCGTACAGAAGTTGTCCCGAGGGAGGGTTGTCTGTAACGTCCTGTCCCGCAGGTTGGTTGTTATACATCGAGGTAAACACTCGAATCGAGACAACGTTGATATTCGAGGGCTCAATCACATTTCCGTTGAGCGTAGCGGTTTCAGTTGTTCCGTCAAGAACCTGTGCCGTAATACTAAAATTGACTGGGACTGTTCCAGCTGTAAATATATAATAATTAGCCATAGTTTATTCCTTTAGTCGTAATTGATTATGGGGCAATCAATTCGATTGTTAGAGTATCAGTACTATTCCAGCCCCAGATGCCGGCTTCTTCTATGTCGGCAACAAGCTGAGTACCGTCGTCCCACCAGAATGCCTCATCACCACCAATGGTTGCTCCAAGGGTAATGCCCCTCTCCGGGGGCGGGTCGGGCGGTGTATCCGAACCAGCGTCGGGCGTAAATGTAACACGGATTTTAGCCCCAGTGGGAACCGGGGTCGAGGTGGCCGGACCGAAGCGTACATTTGCGTCTCGAATGTAAGAGCTGGCGTCTACCTCAAGCCAAGTACCAACATTGGTACCCGTTGAGCTCCAAGTACCAGTCTGTAGCACATTCCACCATCTGTTACCCGAACGCCACACCTGGCCAGTGTTAGTAAAGGTGTCTAGGATTGTTTCGCCACTACTAGCTGCAATCGCATTAGTCCAGGTACTAGTTTCTGTGTCAGTGCCAGCGGCGTTGGTGCCGCGAACACGTGCTCGAACCGTAATACCCACGTCGTTTACATCCGTAAGGTATGTGTTACTGGAGCCAAAGGCTTGAAGAATAGGCCCGCCTAGCGCGGCGTCTTCAAACTGATACTCGAGCGTAATCGGAGTATCACCTGTTGCGCTCGCAGTAATCGTTAGCGTATCGCCTTCAGTAGGCGAAGCCGGTGTGAGACCGGTAATACTAACATCCGGTGGGACCGCACTAGAGGGAACGGTACCGAAGCTAAGCGGGGGAACTGTAGCAGCGGAACTGCCACCGCTAGTCACTGAGGCAACACACGTAATCGCAAAGCCTTCATCAGCTTCCTCAACTTCATACGTGGCGTCATCATGCTGCAGTGCCCCACCTCGGAACCACTCGTAGGTTACAAGACCTCGAACAGGGTCGCCCGTCACAACAATATTATCAACAGTCAACGTGTCGCCAACCGCAGCAGCATTAGTGCTGGCTTGAGCGGAAATCGTGGTCGTAACCGGGTTTCGGCTATCGCCGTAGAGTACGTCCTCAGTGATTAGATCATCGTTATTGTTATATGCAAAGACATAGTACTCCGCGCCAATGGGAACCCGAATTTGACCGCTTGTAGGAGTAATCTGCGTACCCGCTGGCGCGCTGTCGTTTTCTTCGGTCCACATTTCAAGATATGAAATCTCAGGGTCGAGGTTTGGAGTAATAACAATTGAGTTACTTGACAGAATCGTATCAACGTACGTCTGGCTATTGGCTGTGTTAGAACCAGTCACATCAACCGTGTAGGTACCCGGATCCGTAAGGGTCTGAGAGGAGCTATTGGTACCGAAGGCATTATTATCCTTCATCCACTCATAGGAAAATGTAATCGGAAAGTTGCCGACAAAATTTGCCGGGGCGGTCGGTAAGACGAAGTAAGTTTCTGTGTTGGCATCAAATTGAATTTGAGGTCCCTGTACCCATTCGAACGGCTGGAAGGCATTACTAGAAATCTCAGAAGCCGAAACGCCCGTAGTCACAGAGTCAAGAGCATACAGAAGCTCGACCTCGACTCGGTAGTTCGCCGTAGTGGTTGGGGTGATGCTGCTCGTAGAGGAGGTAGTTGTCTCAGTCATAATCGGAGTGTTCGTACCGGAGGGGTTTTCGTGCCACGTCCACTTATACTTAATCGGAATACGAGAATCGTAGCCAGTGACGGTAGCGGTAGCCGTAAGAGGCTGGTCCACAATCGGGGTACCCGTCGGAAGCGATACGTTCACCGAAATCGGCGCAAACGCGATGGTCGGCGAAAGGAACATATCATTAAACTCAGGAGGCGGAATGGCTACGTCGCTGACACGCACGCGAACACGGTACTCCATACCGTACTCGGCCTGAATATTAAACGACTGAAACGCAACACCAGTAGTAATAGTATTCTTGTCAGATGTAAAATTGGTCTGACCAAAAGTAGTGGACTGAAGCCACAACTCGTTGAGTCCGTTGTTAGTGATGTGGCGTTGTCCGTAGCCGTCCTCAATCCAAGTAGTTAGATCGAAGTTACGAATCGTGCCTGTGAAGGTACCATTGTTAACGCGCTGAGAGATAAGGTTATCACCTTCGGGATCAAGAACCGATCCCCCTCGGTTTATCATATCATCAAGAGCAAATTCAAAACTATCTTCGTGTCCATTATGCTGGTACATAATACCATAAAGAACAGAGATTGCAGCAGCCTGGGTAGGATAACGTCCTACAAAAACGTGTTTGTTGACAATCAAATGCCAGGCGTCCTGCGACTCGTTAGTCTTAATATCAAAAGACTTAACAGCAGGAATTCGACGACCTTGAGAAGCTTGACCACCAAGGGCTAAGTACTCGTGGTCAATATTTACAAAATTAGCCATTATTGGGCTCCTTATATTAATTAAAAGTAAAAGACCCTCACCTCCGGTAGGAGACAAGGGCCGCAGCTCGCGCTGTGAAGTGTTAAATTACGGGAGATCAAGCTGCCCACCTTCCCCACCATCCAAACCGTTACCAACGGTAGGGCTAGGAAGAACAGGAGGCGTCGGGCTGTTGCCCTCAAGCGTAGCAACCCGTGCTTCAAGCTCTTGAATATAGTTAGTCAAGTAAACAATATTGTTATTGGCCTCATCAGACAAGTCTTTCAGCTGAGAAGAGGCCTTCATGGCCAAACCACCAATTGAAACAGTTGAAATCGTTTGGGTGCTTGGAACTGCGGGAACTGCGGGAACTGCGGGAACATCCGCTGCACCATCTTCCCCTAGTTCTTCTGCCTGTGCTTCTTCACCCGGAACATTAATATTTTCTCCGTTAATTACGGAAAGACCATTAGCTGTAAGGGCTTGCGTAGTTGGTCCGTAGTGATACTGACCAGTTGCGCTGTCATATTCAAAGGCACCAAACTTTTCATTGGCGTTAGCACCCGGTGGAATAACCCCACCAGCAATACTTTCACCATTATTTACCATGGTTTGAATCTTATCAATAACCTTAGTAGATGATTCGTTGGGGTTCTCAGCAGGCACGTAAGTTTTAAGTGTTGCATCAGAATTAATATTAAATGCTCTAGCATTCACATCCCCACCCGCGAACACATTGCCTGCGTTCTTATCTACACTAAAGATAGTAGCGCTGTTTTTAATAACAGAAAATGCTTTACCATGATAATCACCAGGGGACGTCATCATAGTATAATTATACTGACCATTCATATCATCCCTAAGGTGCACATAATTCATCTTGCTATCAGCGTAGGGAATATTTCCCGGGTCGGCGCTGTAAATACGATTCTCAGACGTTAGGAAGGCCTGGTAATAACCACCACCACCGCGCGCTAGCGTGTAGGCGCCATCGCCAACAGACGTATGTGTTCCTTCAATATTCTGTGAGTATTGGTTTGGACTCTGATAAATGCGCGGGTAATCATAAACATTTACACCATTACCCTGCCAACGATTGAACATGTAGGTCCAACCGGCGCTATTCAGCCGCCAAACATTTCTTTGATCAGCAGCGTCAGTTGAGCTAGGAAATGCTTGAATTCTATAATTATTTCCGGACGAGCCGGGAGCTATTGCAGTACTTCCCATGTAAAGGAACCCGTTAAGGTTATTTCCCTTAAACTCAAACATTTCTGCCTGCATAGTACCAGCGATACCGGTAGCAGTAATATCGCCAGTAACAGAGAGATCGCCAGTGAATGCGGTTCCATTAGTCACGTTAGTGTTAGGAGGAGGAAGAATATTAATAGTCTTATCGTTCAGAACATCAATGGCATTAGCGTTCGTTGTAACCTCCCCGAGTGCCAGATCTGAAATCGAGGTATTAAGTGCGTCAAAATCCCCTTGGATGTTATACCAATCGGTGTCACCATCAGCAGCAGTCTCCTTCCGGAGAACATAGCCCTGGGCTCCGCCTGCGGGAACCTGGCTACCAGCAGCCCCGACCGAGTAGGTCTGGCTTGGCTCATCATAAGACAAGACGCCGCTGCCCGTGGGCGTACTGACGTTGCCGATATCCGACAGGATGTTACCCGAGAGATCTACATCACTGCCGTCTCCACCGCTACCGCCTCCGCTAATAACACCACCCGAAAAGGCGGTAAGTTCTTGCGAGGCGTGAAGCAACTGGGTAGCGCTAGCGTTAAGCATTCCTGCGGTAAGCCTAGCCCCCGGAGCGAACGTAACAACAGCGGAGTTAATGTCCGTGCTGCGACGAAGAACAAGAGGGGAGGTTGCAGCAACATCAGCATTGGGAGCATAGTAATACTTAGTATTGCTTCCCGGAATAGTAATCTCTTCATCACCCAGAGATGCCAGAGTAATGGTGTCCTTGTCCGTATCAACGGTATACAAAGACGACGAAAGAACCTTAACCGCTTCCTGATGCGCTGGGGTAAGGTCTGAAACTGCGGTCAGCGTTCCTCCGTTACCAAGGGTATTATCCTTATACACAGTCGCGGCATTGTACCGCGCCTGAATCTGGCTAGCCTCTGGCAGTCCGGCAGACAACGGCATACCGGAATAGCTGTAGAAACTAGCCGCAGTTACATAAGTAAACTGAATGTTAGTTGAATCAAAAGTTGCCATAATAGGCTCCTTATATTAGAGTTTAAAAGCTCCCGATTATCTCTCGATAACCGAGAGCCGGAGAGGAGAACATCAAACAATCGAAGAGGAGGTTTGTTTAAACTTTACTCTAAGCTGTAGGTTTGTAATGTTCATTGGTGTAAAGTAATCCGACAGGATATAGATATCTGTCTTGTCGCTAAACCCAAGAACCTTACTTACAAAGTCCCCTTGGTTTTCAACATTACCAATTGACAAAATAGACTCATCAAAGGTATCAGATCTCGGGGCGGTAAACGATGATAGGAAGTTCCGCAGGGCGGGGTCTCTTTCCCGGTAGGCAGTCTGTATGTCCGCCAGCGGGCGGCCTCGACGCTGTACAAGGATATCATAGTTACCAGTTTCAAAGTGGCGGGTGGTGAGTGAGGCCAGGTTGAGGATGCCCTCTACTGGGTTGTTCGCATTATCCCGCATGAACTGTGTGCTCATTTGGATTGTGGTCAGGTACTTGCGCCCAAACCAATAGTCACCGTTAGGCAGGATGCCACTGACGACCAGATCGGTATAGGTGGCGGTTGCCGTCGCGGACAGTACCGTATAAACAATACCGATATCATCGATGAGCATGTAGTTATCAAGATCATCTGTGATAACCATCGGTATACGAACCGTGGTTTGGTTCACCGTGGGATCGTGGACGCTGTTACAGGTATCACCTGTAGCAAACTTCGGGTCGTTTTCTGACAACGCATTGTCACTAAAGAGCATGAGCTTCTGCTTCTTGTCCAGACGCGGCACATCGGCCGAGTCGAATCGCATCAACTGTCGAACAATCGAAAACGAGTCGCCAGAGCGCGTGACCATGTAGACGTGGTTATCCCAGGCCCGCATGGACTTTACTGCGGTATCATTATACTGGAACTTATAGAAAGCATTCTGTAGAATCTGTTCGCCACGGTAACGCGTCGTATACAGATATACATCACTTTCGTTGGTAGCGTCTGTAGCCAGCACCGTGTCCTGTGCGGCGGCTACCGCGGTCGTGCCGTAGGACCTAGGCAGGTACTTCGGGCAATGAGCGGAAAGCTCGGCTGCCGTGGAGAGTGTGCCGCCACGGCCAAGGTACAGATATAGACGCTCGGCATCAAAGAAGAAGATGTTATTACCGAGGGTCATTGGATCAATCAGCGGTGCCGTAGAATAGAACGTCATCGGCTGCAGCTCAGCGGTGAACGGCGTGATCTGGTTCTCAGATCCCATCAGCTCGTACTGCGTGTCTGCATTCGTGTTGACGAACATATACTCCTTAAACGGAACCATGCTGGTGATCGGGGTGTAGGTGTTTGTTGACGCTGCGATGTCAATAACATCACGGTCAATGATCAAACCCGGGTCCTCAATAAACCAGTCGGTAAAATCGCTTTCGCGACTCGAGAACACCACGTCACCGGACGACAGCCACAGGCGGTTGCGGAAGAACGCAATCGTCGTAAGCTTGGCTTGGCGTCCATCCTTAAACGGGGTAGGCCCTGGGTTGGTTTGGTTATCACCAGACGTTCGATGGGCCCATTCGATAAGATCCCAACTCCACGTAGATACACCATTGGACACACCAGTGAACTCAAGTTCAACGGGAAGTCGCTTAGCGTCCAGCACCGAGTATTCCTCGGGCGTACGGACCTTAAGCATGTGTGGCACGGGGTCGACATCTTTGGCGATGTAGTAACCGGGAGCTTGTCCCTGGTACCCACCCTGGATGTAGTACACCTTACCATCAGCGGAGTTGTGTTCTAGCCCACCGGTTTCCAGGCCGTAAAGAGCCTGGAGCATTGGTTCGGCGTTATTGTTACCATCCGTTACATCTGCCGTGAGTGGCGGAAGGCGGAGGTCTGCAAACGTCGGGAGGGACTGACCAAGCTGTGGGGTGGTTGAATCGGGGTAGACCCAATCCTTGACCTCAATACGCTTCGGTTTACGATCCTCGTCAAGCAAGGGCAAAGCAATCCAAGGCTGAATTAGTTCATTCCAGTTGGGGTTGTTGGTCGCAATGACCGTCCAGTCGTTCGCATGACTAATGTGATGATTCGCCGAAACTGGCTCCTGGGCCTGCAGAATATAGTAATATTCAGTAGTACCGGTGCTGGGATTTCCCGCGGCAGTTTCTGCATCTTGTACTCCGTTTGATTGTCCAGCAGCGTGCGTGTCATATGTTGCAGTACCGGGGATCACAAGTACCTCGGTTCCCGCGGCGTAGCTGCTATAGCTATCCCAGTAAACCGCAATACCCGCGGGGTCAACACGGAGCGCTGTGAGATACTTTTCTTTAGCGCCAATGGAATCTACGTTTGCCGTAGGCTGCCCATCAAGATCGAGCGTGACCCACTGCTCACCAACCCCATCATACACGGAGGTGTAGCCAGCGGTAACATCAGGGTTCAAGAACACGAGGTTTTCACCACGGGAAACCATCTTAAGCTCAGACTCGCCACCCCAGGTGAGATAGGCGCGCACATCGGCATTAATTTGATCTTGGTCTTCGGGCGTGTTATCCTCAAAGTAATCACCAACCTGATTATAGTAATACACATAATACAGGTTCTTATTACTGTCGCTGGCACTTCGATCAACAATGATCAGGAAGCGCGCATCATCAGATAACGCGTGCCAAAAGAATTCGTAGACACCGGTCGGGTCAAGCCCAAGGGTCTCGCCTGTGTACTCTGTACTGGACAGGCGGATACCCATAAGGTCTGTGCCGGGGCGCTTTTCAATGGAACGCTCAACACTACAAAGAGCGTTGATGAGTTCCTGGGATTCACTAGGTAGTCGCTTGGATGGGGCCTGTCGACCCACACCACCGGACAATGTATATATCGGGATAGTTGTAGGCCGAGTGCTCATCAGCTAGTCCTTCCACGCCAGCGGCGAAAATCAGGAGACGTACTACCGCCGTCACGGAAGACGGCACGCTTGGTCTGCGGAGAGGCCGCATCCCAAACGGTACGGCGCTTAGATTCAATATCACGGGATCGTCCCTTAAGATTGAACAGCGCTTCATCTTGTGCGAGATACTGATCCATGGCGCCATCGCCTTGCGTCAGCATTTGATACCGCCTAGCAGCTGATGCCACGATGGCACGCTGTCCAGGTGTATCGATGTTTTCCCATTCTACAGTAACGATCAGCGTAGCCTTAAGCTCCGATGATGCATATGCTTCAAAGTTACTCGTCTGGTCCGTAACGTTCCAGAGCACAAAGCCAGTGCCTTCCCGCTTAACGGAAACACGAATGACCTCGTTATCTGCATTATAGAGCAGCGAGTTAAAGTCAAGGCTAATAATTTCCATCGGTAATGCCACCTTGTGGGTAGCACCATCGACTGTAAGGGTCTTGTTGTATCGGTTGTTTGCAAGTCCACGGAACTGGTAATCATCCGTGTACTGATCCAAAAGATACTCAGCGATGGAGGTGTCCACGCCGGAGTTGTTTTCCAAGTCTGAGGCGATTGCTTCGCCTGCAGCCAGGAGACACTGGTTGACAGCATCAAGTCTAGTCATAGCGCCCATGATAGTCTCCTTTCAATAAGAGATAGGGATAAAAAAAACCGGTAGCCCCGCTGTGGGACTACCGGCTGCGGGGGCGTCAGTCTGGTAGATAGCCCAGACCCGTCATGGAAGACGGCACAAAACCGACGACCCCAGTTAAGGGGCCGACGGCCTAAGATCTTTCGATCAGTAGATACAGATCTTCATCGTTGATCACCTTCTCTCTGTGTGTAATAGTGTAAACTAACTAACACGATCAGAGAGATAGGGTCACGGCGTCGGGATAGCCGGTGCGGTGTACCCAGCCTCAGGCATGTAGCCGAACTGGTGGTTGTCGCCGAGGAGGTCGATGTAGTCGCCTCGCGTGACGGTCGCAGCGATAGCGTCACCGACGAGGACCTTGGCGAGCTCAGGCTTGAGGATGCCAGTGCCGGAGAACATCGAGGCCACGGTGAACGTGGTGTTACGACGGATGTCGTCCTCGGTGTCGACCACGAGGCCGGTCTTGCGGATCGAAGCCACGGCTTCGGAGCAGAAGATCAGGCCACGGACCTTAGCGGCCGCGCCAGCGACGCTGTAGCGCCCTTCGCCGATGAGACCTTCCTGGGTGGCCTGCGTGGGAGACGCCACAATATCCTTGGTCGGAATGTGGTTGCTCTTGAGGATCGTGACACCCATGTAGGTGAGACGGTCGCTGAGCGAGTTCATGCCCTGGGTGAACTGAGCACCGAGGCCACCGGCGGCGGCAACGCCACCGAACATCGGCTGCATGTTCATCGCCTGTGCATCGCTCTCAGCAACGCCGAGACGACGAATCTGCTGGAAGAGCTTCGGCGGAACAATGCAGTAGCAGCCCTGGACCGGGACGTCGTTCTCCTGGAGCTCGACGCAGAACTCTTCGATGCCCTCAAGGACAGCGAGAGCGTTTGCGGCGAGATCCGTGGGGCCGATCGCAAACGGCGCAGCGTAGCTGAGGCCGGTGCGGGGATCGTCAACGAGCTTCGCAACGCCGGCGGCGCCAGCGAGGAACGAAGCGATCTGCTTATCTCGCGCGTTGGCGAGGGTCTGACCAGCCTGGCGGGCGAGTTCCTGACGGTACTCCCACTGGGTGATCATGAGGTCAACGTTGTCGAGCTCGAAGTGAGCGGCCATCGGTCGCTTGTCGAGTTCCACGGAGAAGGTGGTGGCCTTCGAGTTGTTGTCACCCATGAGGTACTCACCAGCGTCCCACGCCGGCTTGAGGCTGACGGTACCCGTGATCGGGAATTCCATCAGTCGACCGGAGGAGATGGTCTTGGAGGTGACCATGGGCTCGAACATACGGTACTCGTCGTACGCGTGGAGGACTTCGCCGCTCCAGATGGGCAGCCAAAGCTTACCAGCACCCGAGGGAGTAGCGCCATTCCAGGCCTGGTCACCACCCGAGGGGTTCATGCCAGAGGTGTAGGCGGTGGTATCAATACGATACGCCATATCAGTGTTTGAAAGTGAATCAGACATCGTTATTATCCTTGTACATTATTTTAAAAGTAATCGAACTAAAAGTGCTTATACAGATCATTGCAGTTACCGCCAAGGTTGCTCCTGCTGAGGGAATCTCGGGTAGGTATCTCAGGTTTACAGGGAGAGCCAGCTCTCGCGAGGGGATCACCTGCGCTACTGAATTGTGCGCCAATCGGTGTAGGCAGCCCGCTGGTCCACGGCCATTCGGAACTTTTCGTCCCGAGCGTACCGAGGGTTAGCCTTATCCATGCCATACTCTTGCATGGACTTATAACCCGGGAGTCGCTGGGGTTGAGCGGTTGCGGGAGTAACCGTCTTAACCTTTCGCGCGGGTTCCGATGAGGCATTCGCCGCATCGTATGCAGAGGTGAGGCCTCGAAGGGTCAGCTCCGACGAAGAGCCAGCGAGTCCCCGCTGGAGGTCAGCGAGCTGATCCCCAGAGAAATTGTTCGCAGCCCATCGTAGGACCTTCGAAAGCTTTTCACCACTGCCAACAACAGCGGCTGCTTCGTTGAAGGCAGCTTGTCGCTTAGCCTTCTGAGCAGCCATGAAATCTTCGATCATAGCATCAGTGAAACCAGTCTTGGTCTTGAGCTCGGTTCGACTCTCCTCGGAGAGCGAGCCAGTGGTCGCGACCTCGATGTTCCACTTATTATAATCTTCATCCGTGACCCGTGCCGGTGGTGTAGCCACTTCGGGCTCAGCTTCCGCAACGGGATCAGGAATTCGTAGTTCATCCATCACAGGTTCGGTTGGCGCTGGCGCTTCGGCCGGCGGCTGTTCCGTGGTGGGGGCTACATAATCGGGGTTATTGGTAGTATTAGACATCTCGTACTGCCGCTTAAGATCAGAGATCTCCTGCTGAGTCTGGGTGTACTTAGCCTGAGCTCCCTTGAGGGAGTCAAACCAAGCACCAGCGTCAGCGAAGTTCTCGGGGATCTTCTGGCCCTGTGACTTGACGTAGGTCTCGAACATGGCACGCTCGTGAGCCTGCTGTTTGGTTGTGGCATCCGCATTAGGATCAGCCTTAACCTCTTCGAGGTTTGCCATAGCCTCAGTAGTCATGGGTGCATCAGCACCTGGGGTCTGAGATTCTACCGGTGCTTCTGCACGGTAATCGGGGGTTTCTTCAGTCATGATGTTCTCCTATTAAATCACATGGGCGGTGCAGGCATCGGCGGAGCTTCTCCACCTGGTGCACCCATCTGTCCCATCGCGGCCTGCTGGATGGCGCCTTGTGCAGCACCACCAACACCCTGGGCTACGCCCTGAGTCATTGCCTGTGCTGCCTGCATTTCCATCATGCGAGCCTGTTCTTCTGCCATCTGTGCCTGCTTCTCTTCATCAGACAGGACCCAGTTAGTGGGATCAAATCCAATTGCGGAGATTAGGGCTAGGGCATATTCCTGCCATTTGAAAGACTGTACCGCTTCGGGAGGTAGGTTACGAACCATCTCACCCATTTGCATCAGCTTCTGGAGATCTGCATCTCGGCTGAGTGCCTGTAGGCCGGTAACAATATCAACATCGAGTCTACCTGCATTCGAGAATTCCGCGACGATACGCTCATCAAGGTCACCACTTTTGGCGAGCATGATAATAGTACGACGCACGATGGGTTCAAGCATCTCGCGGGCGATAGCAGAGAAGGCGCCACCGAGGACGTTCTCAATTTCCATGCCCATCATACGAACCTCGGTAGCCGTCACACGTTCGGCGGATCGCACACCGGATGATCCGATGAGGAAGGCCTGTGAGACTTCACGACGCATCTGTTCAACTGCGGTCTGTGCAGCGCTGAGCTGCGGGCTGATGCTCTGGGCCGGGGAGATCGTAAAGACGTCCTCCTGTCGAGCACCGATAAACGAACCACTTGGTGATTCAGCGAGATCGTCAAGCTCGGTAATACCAGAGGGATTGACAGACATCCAGAAGGTTGACGCGGCGGTCATGCCGTCGATCATCGACTTGGTGTATGCCTCAAGCGTCTCAAGGTCACCGAGAATCTCTTCACAGTGACTGCGCCCGTAATCCTCACCGGTAACACCCATCCATCGCAGTGCCATGAATGGTGACGTAACGAACTCGCCCTCGTCAATCTTACGACCCTCAGAGTCTTCCGACCAGAAATCCCACATGCCCTTTTCTTCGTTCCATACGGTACGGTTGAAGTATGCTTCGTAATCTGGCTGGGCAGTCATGGCATTCCATGAGCTGGGAAAGAACTGGTTATCGTACGCATTGAATGCATCATCGTTTGGTTCCTTGGGCTTCCAGTCAAGATAGATAATCTCAACAACGGAACCATCTACATCGCGCCGGACGGTGTACTGATCCAACCGATATACTCGGAAGCTCAGATCATCATCCATTACGAGCAATACATCACCAGCAACAATAAGCTGCTGGAGTGCCATGAACAAAGATTCGCGCATGTTACCACTGGACAGTCGGGCATACACCTGACCGGCGAGTGATTCCATTTGCGCGTAGGCCTCTACGTTTGCCTCAGCACCTGTGTTCAATTCAAATTTGAAGAACGGAAGGTCGTTGAGGGGTAGCAGGGCCGAGAGCATGCGGGATGCCATGTTAGTGACACCGCGCGCACCGACCGAACTAAAGGGCTTTGGCATCTCGCTATTACTTGTAATGCCGTTTGGCGGCAGCAGCGTAGGAATAGTGAGTGAGGCCATGTACCTTGCTCGCTCGAGCTTCATACCGCGGACACTATCGAGGTGATTAAACCTCTCAGCAACCGTGATATCCTGATTAGGCTTTGCCATATTAGTCATCGTTCACCTCACAAGGGTCGAGCGTTATCAGTGTTGCCACCGCGCCCGAGCCCTGATGCGAGTGCTGCCTCTAGTTTACCGAAGTCAGCCTTGAGATCGTCTTCGGCGACGTCCTCGGCCTGCGAGTCGAGTTCAACTCCCAGCGCCTTCTGGGCCTTAGCGAGATCAATCTCCTGGGCTCGCTCCTGCTGTTCCAGAAGCGATTGCATCTCCTGGTCCTTTTCAGAAAGGCGTCGCTCGAGTGCCTCCGCTTCATCGGAAGCGTTGCGCAACATGCGGTCGTTATCGAGCGCTTGCCGCTCGAGCATGGCGGTCATCTCAGCCTGAGACATACCACCCTGAATAATTGGTGCGCCACCTCCAAAGAAGAGAGGTCCACCCTTGAATGCTTTATAGTGGTGCATTGTAGTACCTCCTATTGGGGACGGGTAATTGCAAACTGCACGTTACCAGACAGGTCATCGTCAGACGCGCCGAGACCGGCGAGCGTGGACTGATACTCCTGCTGCTGCTGTGCAAAGGTTTGCTGCGCCTTGCGACGCTGCATAATAATAGTTTCTTCACGTTCCTTACTAAGCTTGTTACGTACCTCAGTATTAGCAACCTGCCGCTGAGTATACGACTTACGGCGATTGAACTCATCACGGATGCGCTCCATGTTATTGAGATCCTCGACCGCGAAGCGATTAAAGGTATCCTCACTGGTCTTGTCCAAGAAGCCCTCGAGACTGTAGTCGTCGAGATTAAAGGAGCGAAGGACCGCCTGGGTTCCAGTGATAGCGGATTTCTCATCCTGGTACGTGCTACCCCAGTAGCCCTTATCCATGCCACTCATTTCAGCGACAGAGCGTGCCTCTGAAAACTTTTGGATGTCGTTGTACTCCTGTGTGAGGGTGCTGAACCGTCGGTAGTTATCCAGGCTCATCCTGTCGGAACCCTCGCCGATCATGGCTGAGCCATGCATCGCCCGGTCGCCGCCTTCACGGGCATTAAGCCAGTCCCCGGCGGCGGCCAGCCGACGATTGAAATCAGAGTCGGGATCGGCGATATCACGCCCCATGTTCCCAAGCCCCTTTTTGTCAATCGTCTTGTTCCAAAGGTCATCCTTGATAGCCGTGGAACGTGACTGGAACCGATCATTGACAAAGCTACGTACATCTTCCTTCGTACTGAAGGCATTGTACGCGGCATTCTCATCAAACTCCTCGCTAATGTCCCGAGACTTACCAGTCAGGGGATCGGTAAACGTAGTATCAAAGCTAGCCTGTCCGGGAGCCTTGAAGTTGCTAAGCGTGTTAGCATACCTGAGAGTGCTCTGCATCTGCCGGCGGGCAGCCTGTGAATAGGCGCCAACGGAAGATGTCGAGGAGGTCTGCATGGCCTGAGAGCGTAGGGAATCTGTTTGTGCCTGGCTTTGCTGGAAGGCAATATCCTGCGCATCCATCGCAGCCATGGCAGCGTCAAACTCCCCACGCGACTTTAGGGTTTCAGCTTCAAAGGCTTTGTAATCGGTCTGGTCCTCCTGCATACGATTAAGGAGAAACCTGTTAGAGGCGTCCAGCGACATTCGAGCGCCAACGCCACCAAGGAATTCTTCATTGAAGCCCGCCCAGCCGTGCGTGCCAGAGTGTTTGGCAAACTGGTAGCGAGTGTTTCTTCGCATTGGTACATCGAAGGTGCCCGACCCTTGGGTTCCATTACTTAAGTCCGCTTGCACGGAATAGTCGCCGTTCATTTCACCTGAATACATCTCAGCAATACGGGCACTAGCGTTATCAACGTTGTTGCCAGACGTGGCCAAGTAATCAATGTACAGGTCGGAAAACATAGTATCCATTGTATCCATTAGTCTCCTCCTTTCTCGTACCTATCATTAAGGTTCTGTAGTTTGGTAAGTGTCCAGAGTTGGCCGGCATACTCTGCCTGCTCCCTGGCGATTGTTTCACTGCTCTTCGTCGAGTCGTACTTCGGGGGTTTTATTAGAGCCCTTACTTCCGCGAGAGCCTCGCTTAACGAGGGTATCGAGCTTAATGTCCTGTGCTTCAATCCGGGCCTCCATTTCCTCGACGAACTGCAAGACGTCGCGCATAACGAGCGAGAGCTCCCCGGGGCTCAAGGCTGAACCCCGGGAAAGCTTTGCTTTAAGGATCTTTTTAGTATCATCCATCATTGTTCTCCGTAATGTCAACGATCTCGCAGGCGCCGCCAGTACAGGCAAACGTCTGCGAACCGCTTGTATTATCTTCTTGCTCGTACGTACTGAGGTTATCCCAATCAATAGTCGGGAACTCCGCAATACGACGATCATATTCCTGCTTGTCAATCTCTTCGTAGGGAGCTTGCTTGTACACATGCTCACTGCGTGGGAGGAATGACAAGCCCTGAGCGATATCCCAGTACTGGTCATACAGATCAGCACCGAGTGCCATGAATTCTTCGGCCTTGTACTCAATCGTAACCGAGGGGTTATGATCGGTCCAGAACCGCTTGATCGTGGCCCAGTCTTCCATCATGTCCTTTGCCGTGCCTCGGGTCTTCGGTCCATCATAACCGATGACGAATTCGAAGACATAGGTGTTGGTAGGGTTGTTGACACAATCCTCACCAGGCACACCAGCATCGAACATGAGCTGGAACAGTGGATCCTTCTTGTCGATACGAACACGTCGAATATAGTGAGGTGCGTATCGGTGGTGGATACCAGATGCAGAGTCAACGAGACAGGACACGGTACCCGAAGGCTTAACCGTGGTGACTGCCTTGCTGCCCTCGATACCCAGCCTGTCGGCCCAGACATCGTTGGTCTGCACGGCGACGAGACGGGCATCGCGAAGAGCCATCTTGTCAAGTGCGAGATCTCTGTTATCCTGAATGCCAGTCAGCGAGACACCAAGCAGTCGCTCCTCCTCAGAGTTACGCTGCCATTGTTCCCTAAGGTAAGGGAAGTGGGTGCACATAGACTGTACCGTACCGATGATCGTGGCGAGCTCAACACGACGGTTAAGCTCGGCAGCACTCATGCCCGGGCGAACCACGACCTCGGTGAGGTTGCAGAACTGCATGGGGCGGAGAGTAATCTCACCACAAGGATTAGTCCCGAAGTGGTGGTCGGCATCACGTTCGATCTCAGACGAGCACTTCTGGGCAGCTTCGCGATTGAAGATGCCGCGCTCGCCAGAGTACGATCGGTAGATACTGAGCCACTCCTCCATGAACACATCCATTTCGGGACGGTGAGTGTAAGCGGCGGAGTTGTTTGCCAGCGAGCGATAGGAGTGCTTCTCCCACCAGTTGCCGGACTTGGCTCGCGCCATTTCGTGATCATCGAGATCACTGAGTGAGATCATAGCCGAGCGGCGGACGCCACCGACGATGACCGAGTTGGCGATGACACATGCAATGTCATGCACCTCAATAGGGCGAAAGGTACGGCCGCGGGCGTTGTAGACTGCGTTGGTAATAAACCGCAGACAGTCTTCCAACGGACCCGGACCGCTTGCACGCCCTCCGAAGGTCTTAAGACGGGCACCGGCGGGGCGAACTCCGCTGATGTCCCACGTGGGATGAATACCCGAGACGAGTTGCTCAAGGAGTTCACGGACTGCTTCAGCCCATCCCTCCTTGGAGTCCTCAACCTTGATCACGACAGATTCGTCGCGGAAGATATTCTCGGGAATGGTACCCCACTTGTCGATCACACGGCGCTCGACGCTGTAGCCAACACCAGTACCATTCATCAGAATGTACAGGAGCTCGGCCATAGCGGTCGGACCATCGAGATCGATATATGAACAATTATAAACAGATGTATTGTCTCGGTCAGCTGCAGGTCCTGCGGTCATGAGAGCACGCATGCTCGGCATCACCTCAAGATTATATACGGCTTCCCTAACTTCAGGTCGATCGCTGAGGGCTGGGGCTTTGGTAAGCATCCAGTCCCACCAACGGTCAACGGTTTCGCCCCAGTTCTCGCGGCGACCGAGGTCATCGCGCCAACGGGCATACTTAGATTGGTGGATGAAGGTCTGAAACGGGGTCATATCCATCACGCACCACCAGTCGAACCGAATGCACCAGCACCACGTGCGGTAACAGTCAGGCTTTTGAGCGAGTCAACCTTCTTGGCAGCCGCGTCACAGCGGACAACCACAAGCTGTACGATACGGTCACCAGGGCGGATAGTCTTCCAACCCTTGGCCGTGTCTCGCTTGGCCTTCACGAGGATCTCTCCCCGGTAGTCAGAGTCGATGACACCGACCGTGTTGGCTAGGGTCCAGCCCTGCTCACCCCAGCTCGAGCGGGGGATCAGAAGACCGACCCAGCCACTGGGGATTTCAACATGTACACCAGTATGGATGGTAGAAATATCACCCTGCTGGATAACTGCGTTAACGTAAAGATCAAAACCCGCGGCGCCATCAGTAGCAACCTTGGGATCATAGTTTCCTGAAGTGTAGTATTTAATCATATATGCTCTCCTCAAAGCGATTATAATAATCCTGCTCTATAGAACGTCTATAGACTTTTTCTGTCTCCTCTAAAAGGCTCACTCGGTTGGCCCTTTCACGGGGGCCCGTATAGATGCACGGTATTGGCATTAAAATCGTACTCACCTTGACGTAGAATGCGGGCACATCGGGCCATTGCCAGACAGTATTCAAGGTCATAACCACGCTTATCGTATTCTGCGAGAACACACGCGTCCCAATTGGCTCTACGATTGGCCCTGAGGAGCTTCAACGCAGACTTAGGACCAAAGCGATACAAACCCTTATATCCATCCGTAACGTCACCAGTAAGCCATTGGGTGTAGAACATCTCGTCCGCACGCCACTCTGGCTGGAAGATCAGCTCGGCATCATGGGTAACCTTACTCTGCCTGCCCTTCTTATCACGGGGGCCTAAGTGTGAGTATACAGGGCGGTAATGCCACCCAGGCACCGACAGGAGGTCTTTATCCAGGGTAACGGCAATAGCCCTACCCGAGGATGCAGCGATTCCCATTAGATCATCAGCTTCGAGGTGGGGTACAAACTTCTTGTATTGGGTGTCTTCACCCATCAACTCCTTGGCGTACGCAAGACGCTCAGCCAAATCCCCGTCGATAGCCACACCGTCCCGTGATGCTTTATACTCGGTATAGGCGGCACGGCGATAATTCTTATCCCGGCTATCCGAAAGCGCCACGTAGGCTTTGGTACACCCAGGAGGTGTCCAGCTTTTGATAGTAACCGCCAGCATCATGGGCATTTCATCAATGTTCTCAGTAATATAAGCGGTCCTGTGGGCAACCATGTCACCATCAAGGATCGCTGTTGTTGGCATCGTCATCATCGTTGTGCTCCTCTGTATCAGGGTTAAGGCTCAGCCACCAGTCAGCCTTGAACATATCCCGTGGGGTAACGTCACCCGACTCAAGATCGTCAATAGCCTCTTCGAACAGCTCCAGTAGCCTGTCCTTAATATCCTTATCCAGCGCCTTATCCTTCTTAATGTCCCGAAGCGCCTCACGGAAACCTTCGATAAGCTCAGATGCCTGGATGTCATAACGGAATGATGCACATTCAGGACACTTGCACGTATCGCTGAAGCGCTCGGGGTGCTCACCAATCAGGTACGGCATGCGTGCCTCGAGCTTATCCTCGAGATCCGCCTGGGTACCATCATTGTACAAACCCCAACTGAACCGCTCAGTCAGATCCTCATCACCCGCCTCGACACGCTGGGCCAGCTCCTCGGACTCATGGGCACGCCACTCAGCGTCATGGTCCTCAAGCCTACGCTTACCCGCATAGACAAACATGCTAACAGCATCGAACTTCTTGACCGCCTCGAGCTCGTTAATGTAGCGGCAGTCATCCACGATCAGCACCGTCTCCTCCCAGTTGCCATTCTTACTGGCTCGCTTGGTCTCGCGCCGCTGCTCAGCCTTGGCGTACTCAAGCCACTTGTTAACCCAGTGGTCAGGGTTGTGCTCACGCATGCCAGCACCAAGCTTTTGACACTCCTTGCGGTAAACATCAGGCATATCTGCCTTAAACTTATTTGGATCATCATAGTCATGTTGCGCCGCCACCTCGTACTTGACAGGGGTAGAGAACGACATACGCAAGGGCAGGAAGCCTGCCATCTTTGCCTCCATCTCAATGATGTCGGCCACTTCAGTTTTTCCAACGCGGGCCATGCCGCCTAGTACAATTACGTGCATCGGTAGTAATCCTTAATCAATTCATTTGGTAGGAACCTCTCGTTGACGTCCAGTCCAATCGTTCGCAGGCATTGCCATACGAGATCAGTACAGGACTTAGGCACGGGGAGAAGTCTACCAGTAAAGTTATAGAGATACAGGTATGGCCGGTTGATTGGTCCATAACCCTTGACGAGCTTAAAGATGTCTGACATATCAAGATCAAGTGGTTTCGGGGATGTAAGTACGTTAGGTGCACAGTACACTTTTTCAAGCACCCGTGTTTGGCGCAGGTGGGCGCCGTATTGGTTGACGAAGGTTTCGAAGGGACCAATGCGAAGAGCAACATGGTTGATCCTCGTATTGGCCCAGTACGACACCTGTTTGTTTTCCCAGTTGAAGTGGGACCAATCGTAGCCAGCGATTCGGTACGTCAGTGACATTCAGACCAATCCTTTCCAACCTGGAACTCGGCATCCACTGGCATGTGGAAGCCAAGCCGCGCACCAGCATCGTTAGCAGCCTTGATGAGCAGGCGACCAACTTCCTCGGCGTGCTCAGGTGCACACGCAACCTGAAGCTCATCATGCACCCACGCCATGAGATCGTGCGGGATGTCCGCAAGATACTCTTCGGCAAGAATGATCCAAGCCTTACTGATTACAGCGCCAGCACCCTGAAGCAGCGTGTTGAGTGCCTTGTAATCAGATCGGATAAGCGTCTCGCGGCTATCGAGGAGACGCAGCTTGCCAGTCTTCTTGGCCTTGAACTGCGCAGCCTCAATCAGCTGCTTGAGTGCAGGGATAGCCGTGAAGAACGACGCCTTCAGTGCCTTACCCTGCTTCGCCTTACCACCGACGATGCTACCAATCTTCGCGTCACCAGCACCATAGATCAGTGCATAGATGAACGTCTTGGCATTGGCACGGGTCGGCAGACCAGCAGCTTGCTGATTCCTGGTGTGAATGTCACCATCAAGAATCTCACGGGCATAGTCACCGTCGTCGTATGGCGCCATGTAATGGGCCAGACAACGCAGCTCAATGCCGCTAAGGTCACAACCAACTTGCACCCAGCCATCACGAGTAGGACCGAACAATGCTCGGCAACTCGAGTCGGCGGGAACCTGGGCAAGGTTCGGTTGTGAGTGTGATGCACGACCGGTGGCTGTACCCTGGGCATTGGTGCGGCCGCTGACGCGTCCGTTGTTGCACCGCTTGATCCAGTCACTAACCATACCGATCTTCTTGTTGATGTCACGGTACTCGAGGCCAAGTGTAGCTTCTGGGTACTTAAGAGATGAGAGAGTCTCTTCATCAACAACCGCATTACCAGAGGTAGTAATCTCCGGCTTCCACCCGTACTTTGCGGTGAGCCGCTCAGCCCACTGCTTGCTCGAGCCGGGGTTGAAGTCTTCAACCTTGGTCTTGAGCTCCTTGCCGGTCTTCTCACTGAACCGACGGGTAATGATCTGCGGGAACGCCTGACGCAGCTCGTCTTCAATCTCTGCACGGCGTGCGGTCATTTCGTACTCGAGCTTCTCAGCAGCCTCGGTGTTAAAGCCGAAGCCAGTGTTGCCCATCTTAGCACAGATCTGTGCCACACGCTGCTCGAAGTTCACGAGCTTCCAGTTGGCATCGACGAACGCCTGCTGGAACTTAAGGATCGTGACATTAGCTGACACGTCCTGCACACAGTACTTCAGCATGTCTTCACTGAACTCCATCCAACCACCGTCATAGTCCATCTTGTAGTCACCACAGTACTTTGCCCAGGCGGCAAGTGAGTGTGAGGCAAGACCACCGGGCATGTTGGTACGGTCTGGGTGCATGAGACGACCAACGATCAGCGTGTCGATGAGCTTGCAGGTGGGCGTCCAGCCACACAGCTTCTCGAGCACGCGGTTGTCGTAGTCGATGATGTTATGGCCGATGATGACGTCAGCAGTCTTCAGCAGCTCAACAGCATACTCAATCTGATCGGGCCTATACGACCAGCGATCACCAGTGTCAGCATCCTCGACACAGATACAGTGAATGGTATCGGCAATCTTCTTGACGCTACCCTTCTTGTCGAGTTCACGGTTAACGAGGCCATTAGCCTCAATATCATATACGAGTCTCTTCATCTGAGTTACCTTTCAATAGGGATTCAGAAATCACCGGAAACTTGAGGGGCGAATCCAACATCGCCACCCTCTTCAACAACGAACTCCGTCTCCTCCATACGACCTGTGTCGTGGTTATAAAAGATTGCACTTGCGATACCTGCTCGACCATCGAGTCGGTTCTTAAGTACACGAACAGTGGTGGTGTTAGCCACACGGTTATCAGGATTCTGTCGGTCACGTTCGAGAGCGACAACCGTATTGGGAACAGATGCGAGTGCACCTGAACCGCGCAGATCCTGCATGGTAATACGCGAACCTTCTTCGAAGGCCTTATCGGTCTTCTTTAGCTGGGACACGACATCGATGTGAACACCGGTACGGACAGCCAGTGCGCGCATGTCACGCATCATGGCATCGATGATGAGACGCTCTGATGCGCCGCCTTCAATGTCCTTGCCAGCGGTGTTCATCAGACCAGCCGCAGCAGCGGTGATGTGGTCTAGCATGATAACATCCACACCGAGGCTAACAGCCATGTACTCCATACGAGCCATAAGGTTAGCCATTGCATTATTACCGAGGTGGTCGTAGATGTAAAGACCAGTCGCGCCCAGATCAGTCTTAGCCTTCGCATACTCTTCGTCAGTGAGGTCATCAATAATATCCATATCAATAGTGGGCTCACCCATGGTTTCAAGCAACTGGTTCATCATACGACTGGACCGAATCTTGCGGACCGGCTTGTTGAGGATGAGCGAGATCATGTCGTCCATGGTCTCCTCAGGCGACTCCTCAAGCATGATCATACCAACACTGCGTCCAGCCTTGAGATGGTCGTGAGCGATCTCACGAAGGAACGTAGACTTGCCTGAGCCAGTGCCAGACGCATACAGAGTAATCTCACTAGCACGCTGGCCAGTGAGGAACTTCGTAAGTGACCGGAACGGGAAGGGCCACACCTTGCTGGTGTTGATCTCCTCGGAACGGTCAACGATACTGCTGACGTGAAGGATCTCGTCAGGTGAGTAAACCTTGGCCTGCCAGATCGCATCGATGATGGATCGGCTGCTACCCTTGGTGAGACACTCATTGGCATCCTTGTAGGGCAGCGAAGCGATCTTCGCCTTACCGGGTGGCAGGATGTCACAGACAGCCTTAGCCGCGGCTTGACCGGGTTCATCAGTATCAAACATCAGGATCACCTCGTTGAACGAACTCACGAACTCGAGGTTGCTCTTGATGTCACGCACGGCACCAGCTGCACCGTTGGGAAGCGAGACGACAGGCCACTTACAGTCCTGCATCTGCGCGACGGTCAGCGCATCGATTTCACCCTCGGTGATCACGATCTTCTTACCGCCATTACCCCACAGGTGCTGACCAAACAGCTCACAGCCACGCGGGCTGCCAACCCAGTGGAACGTCTTGTCTGGACCGCGCATGTGCTGCGCGACCAGCGTGCCGTCCTTGAAGTAATTGGCGATCTCGATATCCTTGCCACGAATGTCCGCGGTCTGGTAACCGAAGACACGGCACGGCTTGGTATCAATCTTACGATGGTCAAGTGACTTGATTGCACCCCTGTAAACCTTGAACGCTGAGGGGGAGGGCTCGACAACAGCCGAACCCTCCCCACGCTCGTAGTATTCACAGGAGAAACAATAAGCACCACCGTTACTGTAACGGGCGAGGTTATCGCCCGAGTTGTCACGGCCGTTCTCACGGCACTTAGGGCACGCCTCACGACCGACAACTACGGATTCTGCTTCGGTGATATCGCTCATCATTAGCCTCCTTTGGCTTTACGCCATGCTTTCAACGTTTCTTCATACTCAGGTGTACCTTGCTTAAGCTCGAGCAAGCGCATACCCAATTGATACTTACTACTAAACACATCAGTACGGGGTCGGTCACCCTTACCGTAATCACCTGATGCTATCTTCCTGCGCCGCTGGTCATCGTAGCGTGCGCGTTCTTCATTAGTCGCCATTGGCAGCCTCCCACTTTAATAGACGTTCACGGAATACAAAGAAGTCCTTGAACTCGTCGACGACATTCCACCGTAGGGTGAAGTAATCCTCACCCGTTGGCGACCATTCTTTACTGATGGTCTCAGTGCGTATCTGCCAGTCATCGACCCACAGCACATCAGTGCACACATCCAATATGGACTTGCTGAAATTATCTACATCCCCGAGTGGAAAGGGTAGCTTGCTCGAGCCTGGCGGCTTGCAGCTCACCATGATCTCGACATCAAGCGGTTCGTAGAGAATATCCATATCTTCAGTTGCTTTCAGGAGGTATTCATTCACCTCCTTGCGGAACTTCTTATAACCTGCCTTGCCCCAATGCCCGCCACCTTTCTTCGAATGTTGAAACGAAGGCTTGGTGACGGGCTTGAGGGGCACAATGATCTCGCCTTGCGGCGTATACATCAGAAGGGGAGGTCGTCAGCGTCTTCAGCAGCGACGCCCGGCACTTCAGGTTCTTCGTGTGCATCGAACGCCGATGCAGGCGTCGACTCTTCGGCGGCGGTGTAGCCACCTTCCTGAGCACTGAAGCCAGCGCCAGACGAGCCGGTACCGTACTGGCTGTTCTTCTCAACGATCTGCACGCCATCAAGGTAGATGGACATTGAGTCATCACGCGAGATCTTACGCGGGCTCACAGCGAGGATGACAACGTCACCACCAGCGGCCGTAGCCTTGGTCGGGTTGGTTGCCGCATCTACACATGGAAAGGCCTTAATACCTTCCTTAACCATGTAGCGGTTCTTAAACTTGATGGTCTTGACACCATTGTATTCGGACACGCCGTTAACCTTCTTAGCACCAAGATCCCCAGCCGCCTTCTTGACCAGAGCAGCAAGCTCATCAGTCATTTCGACGGACACGTTGAAGTTGGCAGTATCCTCACCGAACTTATCGTCGGGCTTGTTGAGGTAGGCGAAGGTAACGGTAACACGCGGGGTAATAAACTTGGACATCGTTAGATCCTTTCAAAGGGGCTTAGTCATCAGACTATTCATGTTCGATCATGCATACTGTTCGAGAGGCATGGGTTCGAAGATGGGATACTCTCCGTCGAGTACCACACCACAACCGACAATCGGCTTCGCAGCATAGATTTTACTATACCGCATGTACGGGCTGTTGGTCTCGGTTCCGCAGCCGACCTGCATACCGAACCAACGGTGCTTCTGGTTAGCACCAAAGCTAACTCCTCCTTGTGCATGGTAGTGACCACAGACAACTGATCGGTGTTCGGCATCGGCTTGAGCACGCGCTGCGTTGAACGTGTTGCTCTTACCCTTGTCACCGTGTCTGTAGAACACATCGTCGATCTCGAGATCAGCGAACCTTGGGTGGACCGTCCATCCCTCAGGCATTTCAAGGATTTCACCCAGTGAGCGCATGAGCTTGGCGGGAATACCAACACCAGTTGCCTGGCGGTTCGGTAGATCCGAGTGGTTACCGGTCATGTAGTCCACGACGGGGAACCGATCATACAATTCACTGAGCTGCTCAACAGCGAGCTCGATCTCATTCTCAATATTTGGCAAGTCAGTATGCTTCAGATGGTAGCTGATACCATGGAAGTCAACTGCATCACCGATGTGAACCACGCGGTCACAGTTCCACTGGTCATAGATATCTTCGAGGAAGTCGGGATAGTTGTCCCTCATGGCAGGTGCATGAGTATCACCAATCACTAGTACTCTACTCATCAATCAGCTCCTTCACGAAAGTTGAGGTCACCGATGCTGCGGTTTTCGCAACAGTTAACGGAAGACTTGCCAGGGCAGTCGTTACAGTCCTGGTCACAGGCGGGTTCGGGGTTTGTTTGGTCCAGGTTAAGGACCCACTTATCGAGGTTGTCGAGATTGTTCATGTTAACTTGTCGCATGGGAGCACCTCCAGGTGTTGAATCATACAGCTAGGAATCTTGTGAACGCTTGAGCACTCGTCGCCACCAAGCGTATCGGTGAGTGTGAGCCAGCCGCACGGCTCGGGATCGTAGTACAGCACGTACCCAACAGTCTTCATGACTGGCGGCTCGGACTCTGCAAACTCGCGGGCATCATCGAGGTCAACCCAGCCGGGGCCTCCATGGCTTGAAGCATCAACCCAAGAGACCTGGGCAAACACGGGTTCCTCAACCGAATAGATATTCGGATTCGAGGACGTCTCCGATGTCGAAGCTTCCTCGAACATTGTGCTTGTGGGCTGGGTGTTTTTCGGGGAGTTGTTCTCCCATGAGGACTTCGGCACGGTGAATGAGGTCTTGGAGTAGGTCTTTGGAGTGAATTTCATAGAAGGTCTCCTTGATAATGCGACGTAGCTGACGCACGAATGGTGCGGGTACGCCAAAGGAATCGTGTATGAAGCTGAGCTGTTGACATTTGATTGTCAATAGCGCTAGGATAACCAGAGTCATATGCGCCGCGTCCAATGAGTGCACGAAGTTGGGTGGCATAGCGGTCGCCGCCTTCTTAGCGTGGTGCTCGTTGGTCCAGACCTGAAAGTTCAGTTTGAACTGCTTGTTCCAGAGCCTGATGGCATTGGTATCGATAGCTGGCTTGCGGTACTTGTTGATCACCATGAACCCAGACGGTGTGGTCCAGGACAAGGGCTTATCACCCAGCCAGCCCGCCAATAGTTGGACGAGTAGCTTGCCGTGGTTGCAGTGCTGCATCTGTATATCTTTCGATGCACAGATGAGGGCGCGCATTGCATCCATGGCTTGTCGTTGTTCATCATGATCAGAGATCCAGTCAAGGTGACCCTCTTGGATAATGTAGTTGCCAACTGAGTGTGAGCTGATCCCGTATGGGTCACACATAACCGAGCGCTTACATACCTTACGAGGAATACAACCTTCCCAGTGCTCCAAGAACCGTTCATGCCAGTCATTAGGATCTTCTGCACACATAGACGTGCAACCATCAGCAACGAGCTGATAGACATCCTGGGGAACCTCAGACGTAGACAGGTTAACTTCAGGGCCAACCTTCTCGTCGCGTGTCAACGCTGCCCAGTGCTGGACACCGTTACATGCACCATCCAACTGCACTGGGATCTGCGACTTGCCCTCATCAATAGCCATGATAAGATCGTAGATAGCAGCGAGCCGCTGGAACGATGCATTCTTATGCGTGGCATCATCTGCCCAGATGTCGGTTGTACCGTATGGGTCGGCTACGACCTCACGCCACAACTGCATCCGAGCTTCAACCCACGCAGCACGGTCATCAAACGAGATCTTATCTTCACCCATCAGGTTCGCAAGGTTAACCCTAATCCAGTAGATGTCTTCGGATTCGACATCCACAGGCTCGGCGAACATGATGAGAGACTTGTCAAGGTCACCGCCTTGAGGGTGGAGAAGATATGAATCACTGTAGTAACGACCACGGAAGTCACAGAAGTATGCGTGCCAGAGCGTGAACTTGGCAATCTTCTTGGCCTCGGCGACACGGAGGATGTGCTGCTGTCGCAACGCTTCGCTCTTATGCCACTTAGCCCATCGCTGTTCACGTGCCTTCAGCCATACATGCTGTTCATTCTTATCCCCATCCTCGGGGTAGGTTGTTTCCATTTCATGGTCAGGTGCCTCATACAGTGGCAGGCTGCCGATGATGTGGTTGTTAACCCATAGGTTATCCATGACCTCGAGCACTGGTGTATTAATCTTCCACTCAGTAGCTTGGAGTGCGTTGATCACCTCACGTGTACTATCGGACATGCATGACGGTTCAACAGGATGGGCCGCATCAAAGATCTCCTCTGTTGCGGTTTGCCTGGTCTTCGCCGTCTTGCGCATGGCGCGTAGTGTCCAGTCCATTAGACCACCAGCTTCATCCTTGAGATGATCCACTGGCCGACACACCATGGGCAGGCGGTTGGGTAGCAGGGCGGAGATGTAATCCTGCACTGACGAGTACAGTGATTCAATCAGCCCTTCAGCAGGCATGACATACTTACGTACGGTAATACCGTTCTTAGACTTGGTAGACTTAATCTCACGAACAGACTTCGTGGATAGAATACCTGCTGACTCAGCGATCCTAAGTACGGCATGACCGAACCGATCCTTATCCTTGAGACTCAGCTCAGGCAATGCGTTAACCTTGTTGGTGAATGCACGCCGTCGCTTGGGTGTCCAGTTCTTAAAGAACCTAGACTGCTTCTTGTACCACCCGTAGGAATGTTCTTTGGCTTCAAGCCAACGACAGATATCCCAGCAGTGAGTACCCACATCACGAGCAACAGACTGTGCTGTGGGCAAGGCATAGATGTTCTTAGCGAAATCCATATCCTTAAAGTGTGCGGACTTGAAGACCGACTCGAGCAGTGTCTTGACGAACACCGTTGCGATACGATCAGGTCCTAGGTTAACAATCTGATACAGCCACTGTGGCATACGTGCCTTGGATGAATCATCATCCCGCTTCTCAAGCTCTTCGTCGAGAGCAGCCTTGATCCACGTAGACAAGTAAGCTGCAGCGCTATCGACCGTGTCGTTGAACGGGTCGAGGTGCTCAGGCTTAGTGTCATAGGTCTTCAGCATAACTTCGTGCTTCCACTGCTCTTCACGAGCTAGCTGAAGGTTCTGAAGCTGTTGCTTCTTGTTAGTTGAGTAGGTAGTCCATTGGTACATTGTTGTTCTCCTAATGTAGCTATATCCTCTAAAAGACTCACCCGGTTGGTACCACTGTTACCTGTAGTTGTGGTCCAGACCACTTTGGCTGGCCTGACTTAAGACCCTGAAGAAACTCCTCCATGGTTTCCTCAGCTCTATCCTTGAACATTCGTTGCCTACCTTTAAGAGCTAGGGTTACTTGGGTTGTTAATCCTTTCTCAGAGAAGCGGCGGACCTGCTCGCGTTTGCGTATCAGGTCTGCCTTGCCTATGTTAACGCTTAGTTTAATTGATTTTTTCTTCAAGTTGTCTCCTTAATGGGCGCATGAACGTTTCTTCTACGCACTCGATCATGTAGTCGTTATCTTCGGCACCAGCGGCTGAGGCTGGCGCTTTGATAGTTCCGTAGTAGAACGAAGACTCGATGAGTGTGAACGCGATGATAGTCTTGCCGGAGTACAGCGCAACAATCAACAGGTCCTCATCCTTGAGCTCACGATTACACATCTCATACTTATCTAGAAGAATTTTAGGTGCACGACCACGGTAAACCTTGATCGCCAGCTTGGCACCTCGTATTCGGCACTTGTCAAGCTCACGCTCGAGATACTTCTCGTAGCTTGCAGCAAGGTTGCCGCCGAACTTGTGTATGCGCTTACGCTTCTTTTTCATTGTTCCACGCCTTGGGATCTTCATCGCCAGGGTCATGCGCACAGTAGTTACCATTACTGTCACAGTTCCTGAAGTCATTCTCTACATCCCTGTAGAACTGTGCGCGAACGTTAGCAGCATCACGATGCGGCTTGGGCATAGGCGGTGAATCATCGAGTAGTGCGTTAATCCGGGCTAGCTCAGCCTGTAGCTGAGTACGTCTTATGCGTAGTGCCTTTACTTCATCTGTTCTCATCATTAGCCTCCAATACGGATGCGGGCAGAATCGAAGTCGCGATTCGCCTCGAGGTTAGGGAAGGGTGAGCCACCGTTGCTGAACTTGTTACCGAACGCGGTCGAGTACAGTGCCAGCACATTGCCGACCTTGCTCGCAACCTTCGGGCTTTCAGCCACCTGACGGTCACCCTTGAATGCGCAGATACGATACGGGCCAGTACAACCAGCCTGTGGCGTGACATTGGGTTCAGCCTGTACAAGATTGTTAATCGGCTGGTACTTCTGGATGAGGCCATACTCAATAGCCTCAGCGGTTTTACCATCAAGACCATCAATCACGATCTCGATGTTTGCGTCACGTTGGAAGTTATCAGCGATTGCGTTGCTGTGAGGTTGCCACGGGCGGTCAAGCTTACCGTTACCAATGTACGTGATAGAACGCGGGTCGCTACGCTTAAGCTTGGGGTCGCGGTAGAGATACACGCCATAACCCTGGATGAGCGGGTTGTCAGCCTTGCTTGCTTCCAGGTCCTGGAGCAGGGTCATGGCTTCTTCGATCGCGAGGCGGGCATCGCTAAGGGCGGTCCAGATAGGGGCAGTGTCTTGCTTGTTCATCGGTACTTCTCCAGAAGGTCTTGGTGGCGGGGGTAAACGTGAAGGGAACCAACGTTCCATACAATAGGATTGATACGCTCAAGGTTGAGCTCTTGGGCCAGACGGGTGGCGACGGTTGCTTGCCACGCGTAGTCGTTGTTGAAGCCGAACACGGCGTCGTTGCTACGCATGTAGACATAGGTACACAGCTTCTTGTCACGGATGAAGTATTGCACGTGCGTGGTGCACATGTGGTCGTTCATGCCGTCGTCATTCTGCTGCGTGTGCATGTTGGGATTGGTGTAGTACATCACAGCGCGACGTGAGTGTGAATCGCGTCGCAGTTCGTTGACAACGCTGTTGAACTGGTTACCGTTGGCCGGCGAGTAGACACACCAGCCGTAGTTACTGTTGATGCGGCCATGCTTGCTTGACACATCACGCCAGATCTTAGGCGTATCGCCAGGGATGTCATCAACATACAGTGACGTCGAATCATACCACTCGAGCTCGCGCTTGATGTAGTCTTCGTTAGGCTCACGCAGAATGTACGGCTTATCACAGATAAACTGTGCGCCGATGTACTCGCTCATGCCATTGACGATAGGTGCGTCAACAAGCTTGAAGAGCATAGTGGTAGTGGTATCCATAGTCATACACCTCCTTTATAGATCTTGCCGTTAGCCTTGCCATCGCGCCACGTGATATACTTACGGTATTCACACAACGCCTGCTCAGCGTCGAGCGGGTACATGAACCGCGCTTGCGGATCCTTATTCCAATCATCACACATAGCGTGCAGCAGTTCGTTACGATCATACCCGAACATAGCCAGCACGGGCTTGGCACCAGGACCAAGCGGGAACGTGATGTCTGCTGGGGTATGTCCAAGCATTACCATATCCAGTACAACCTGAATCATTACAAACTCAGCACCGAATCCGAGTACCTCCTTCATGTCAGCGAGACAGCCTGAGTCTTGTAGGTCTTCGCCGGGCTTAATGTCCATGACAATGTCAAGCAGGGCATCAGATACTTCAGGCAGGTGGTTGATGATCATATCCTCACGGGATGTGTACCCAAGCTTGTGGAAGCTTGAAGACACCTGATATGGGCAGCCCCAGACCGGGTTACGGTTACTCTTAGGCTTGCCGTCCTTATCGTAGATCTTACCACCGCTGATCTCGTTGATCATGGCGATGTACTCATCGGGTACAAACGACTCGAGGTAACCACGCTCGAGGATGCTTTGCCGACACGCGAACCGTGCGTACAGCAGGTTAAGGAACCGTTCGTCAGTGCCGCGGATCCAGTCTTTGATGAACACGCTCAGGCGATCCTGATCACGGAAGATGTTACAGAACTTCTTGGTCTGCAGTGTGACATCATCAGTCCAAGGAGCGGGCTGACCTGCTTCCTTGCGCGTGTAAATATCCTGACGCTCACGGCAGAACCACATCAGTTCATCCCATGGCGCACGGTAATCATTGAGGCAGTTCTGCATCAGCACTCTCCTTAAAGCGGTCGTCGCATTCTCCGGCATTGTTGAGCATGCTGTAACGAAGGATCAGCAGCTGGCTGATTGCATGGTCAACGTGGTTGAGGCCAGACTCGGGGTCGATGTCTTCGCCAGCGTACCACTTGGTGAGGTGACGCAGCACTGAGCCGAACGAGCGGCTGTACACAGCAGGCTTGGCTGAGCGCCACGAATCCTGGTAGTATTTGTCAGCACCATAGGCGAACACATCAGCGACGCCGGTGAGTGTGGCAAAGGGTAGCAGCTCGAGGCGCGTCTTGCCACTGTCATCTTTAATTACGTTATCATCGTACATCGGTGAATCTCCAGTAAGGATTTCCCAAATGCGGACTTCAGGGCCAACCCATCCATCGGGCTTGACTAGATCCCTGGATGTTCCACGACCCTTGTCGCCGAACACCTTAGCTTCGTTGGCATCCATCACCACGTCAAAGATCGGCAGCAGCGGGTAGCCATGGACAATCATCGTACCAATAGTGAAGACTAGCAGGTCAACGAGAGCATCAGCCTCGTCGGTCTCGGTGCATGCCTCATGGTACTCGTTCAGTTCTTCTTGTAGCATGCAGATACGTACATGCTTATCACGATCAGTGACTACGGGATGGAGAAGATCAAACTTCTCGTACATGGCTTTGATGCGTTCATAGATGTAGTTGTCAGGCATCAGTAGGTAATCTCCAGTAGTTCTCGGGTGGATATAGGGAATAGCCTCTCAAGCTGCTCTTGCACGAGGTTGGCATATGGCCAGCACTCGGCTTGGGCATGGTGATCGCCACGCAACTGCACAAACCGCGTCCATGCCATGAGTGAGCCAGTCCAGATCCACTCAGTGATCATGGACTGTGGCATACACATCCTAACCTGTTCAGGGCAAATACCCTGACTGATCATGGATTTGTAATCCTTGTAGTGCTCACGCATTTGATCGACGTACGCATCGAGTACATCGCCAGCGAGCAGGACTTCACCTTCGCTGACACTACCCTGCTTCATGTTCTCAGGTCGTTGACGCCATGAGATCGGCACGAAGAACGCGGGTGGGTCGTCGACATAGCGGCGTGACACCTCGTTCCACACGAACCCGACGACATGCTTCTGAAACTGCCGAGCGATGAAGATCGGCGCACGGAAGCGGAACTTAATCGAGGTATGCGCGAAGGGTGACCAGTGCTTATGCTTAGCAAGATACCCGATCAGCTTAGCGTTCTGGTCATACGAGTAGTCAGTAGCAGCCTTGTAGAAGGACACGCGAGCTGCATCACAGACGTCGTTATCCGTGCCCATGTGATCGATCAGCGTCACTTCGTTAACGATCTCGTTGTCATATCCATTGGTTACAAGCATCAGAGATACTCCTTGTTTCGGGTCCAGTTGTCATAGCGACTCATGAGATCGGTGAAGAAGTGGGGCCTAGCACGCATCTTCCGCCACCACCTCAGTATCCTCATACAGTTTGTTTTCCATTTCACGTTCGATAGCCTCCTCGTTAGTGTTCAGCAGTTGGCGCCACTGGTTGAGCTCCGAGTTTAGCACCTTGATGCGGTTGCAGATGATCTGCTCAGCCTCAAGCGAGCCGACACGCAGTACCAGCTTGTCGCCTATGATGATGTGATTGCCGGTGAGTGTGAATGGCTTAGTCATCGAAGTCATTGTCCATCATGAAGTCATTGTCCATCATGGTATCAAACAGATCGGATTCCATCATACCATCCTCTTCATCGGGATATTCGCCATCCCAGTCATCAGCACGCACATCATCTTCGAAGTTGTCGGGGTCATGAGTATCCCAGGGTTCGCGGTTATCAGGCATCAGTGAATCCTCCAGTGAGATAAAGCCGTGGTAGGTATCGAAGCACAGGTCAGAGTTAAGGATACTAAACATCAGTCTTCCCTCCAGCCGTAGAAGTAGGTATCGTTAATCTTCTCCTCGTACACGCAGCCATCGTAGTGAGCGACCTGGGATTCAACGTCCATGTACGCATCAC